TTCCTCTCATACCGGACATTGGCGTCAGGGTACATGAGATCCTCTTCATAATGATAATGCAAATCAATAAGATCCTCATGACGAACGTCGATACTGACCCATTCAGAGTCATCAGTCAAATTATCGACATGTTGAACACCAGCTCGATACAATTCATCCTTGTCCATATGCATGAAACGATCACGCTTCATGAGAAGGGTGTAAGAAGGCTGTTTTCGGGCCAAGTAATCATACAAGGCAGCATTGTCTTTGCGACGACGACCAGCACTTTTCTTTGCACCCCTCTTCTTGGATTCGTTGACCCATGGACTAGTGGTGAAATACCAACCAACGATAATGGCACACAAAAAGAAATTGAAGGCTAGAACATAACGCATAGTGGTTTGCAGCTCAGTGGCGTCATAATACCCAGTGAAAAATTCCTCAACACGAGGGGTGTTGAGTTCTGCATCATCATCATAGCCAATGTTGGTGAAAGGTGGTTCAGGGTGTTGCACATTCATATGGTCAGCTGGTTCGAAACCAGACGGAGTGGCGTGCTTCTCTTCATCTTCTTCAACATCTTCAACTGTGACACCTGTGCGCGCATTGAACTTGGCACCCATGCGTTTAAGCATGTCAGCGCCTTTGCTGGGATAGTCGTACTGAAAAATCTCGTAATCACAAAACATATGACCACGAGACTTCACCTCTGACTCTTCAAAAACAAACTTGTCATCAAGCATCAAAAAACCGTTGTTACTGTAGAACTGAACATCCCAATAAGGTTGTGTAACATGAACCTTAACATACTCATGATGTTGGATATCACGGTTGCGAACTGTAATGCCGATTGTGACAGTTTTATGTTTTTGGTAGAGAAGGTTCTTCCCAATCTCACCAGAGCGCTGGAATTCAACATCGACCTTTGCGGCTCGAATATTCCAGGGAACAACATCAGTGAAAAAGCTCTCTTTAGCACTGCGAGCATAGATGTTGTTGAATTCAGTGGTGGAACGAACGGACTTCCAATTGTTGAAACCAAGCATGACAAACACAAGAGTGGCAATGACGTAAATGGCTCCAATGCGTAATCGACGAGTCTCCTGAGCAGTGAACTTCTCATCTTTCAAACCAGCAGCAATGTACCTGTAAGCGAGGTCAATGAAACCATTACGTTCCCTAAGGAGAAAAATGGCTGACATGAA